TTAGCTGGTTAGTAACCATACTCGTAGGGTTCTGTGTTCCCGCAAGGGGCACAGCAATTGATGATTGTAATGGGAGTAGATGTAGATCTACTCATGGAGTCTACATATTGATGTAACTTGTGGATTTATTGTAGCACAGTCTTGAAAGGAGAAACTACGGATAACTCGAGATCCTCTGCGTGTCTTAGGCTCTCTCGACTACATACTGCACTCCGGTGTTGTATGTGGGTGCATTTATTGCATAGGGCATGAGGTAGTAAGCATAGTGCTATGCAGGCGCGTCTAGTTGGTTGGAGCCTGAAGAAGGTATATATCGCTAGGCGTTAAGGAGTTGTCCTGTCTCGTCAGAGTCACCTAGGTAGGTTTATACCGTACGCGCTTCCCATGTTATGAGGTGGAGTTGCGCCTAGGGAATACACTATGTTGGGCTATCCTTCGAACCGACAGGAGTATCCGGGGATAGATTGTTCTATAATAAGGAAGCTTGTGTCGCGGCTACCTTGACTGGCTGATCTTACATTATAATGACGACAGGTTATGGTGCAAGCTCTCATCTACGTTAAGTAGTCATGTGCCATTAATGTGTATGACTTCCAATCCGGGCCTGGAGAACCGTGAAGTACTCCAGAATGGTAGTAACTGCATGATGGACATGTGGTGAACTCATTGTTGTATGACTGTAACACATACCCCTTCCTCTGGGTGGGAGGAACCGTGGTGGGTAACACCAACCTTCGTCACTAACATGAAGTACAAACATACTTACACATGGATGAACACAGAATCCTTCACCTTGTTAGGAACGACGGAGTCCAACCCTCAGGCTGTAATCAAGAATCTGAGCTTAGTATATAATATGTCTGTGCCGCAAGAGATTCAAGATAGTCTGATATCGGATACAGCCAAGGAATTAGACAACCAAATCCGGAGAGAAATAGCTAATGGAGACTATGGTAGGTTGAAATGGCTTGGGGTTGGTGTTCTGCGGCCGAAAATTACGCGCGGTAATCATGAAGAGTTAGTAGCAGACCTAGAACAATGGGTTGCCAGAAAGAACATACAAGATCCTGAATATCTCCCTGAGCTCAAACAACTTGTACGAGATGTAATTGATGAGATGTTCATAAATCCAGCACTCCCAGAATATGACCTGAATACTTGGTTTGAAAAGAGACCGAATGAATGGGCCACTGCAGGCATGGGTGGTATGGTCCGGGGCTTGCAAGGAACAAAGAAAATATATACGTGGATTGACGGTCGCTGGCCTCTCCACAGAATATTAGCCCAACCACCTATTAATCGTGTTGCTTTCAAACCTGAACCTGGGAAGCTAAGACTTATCATTTCAGGTGACCTTGGTACGCAAATATTAATGACCTATGTAGAATCAAATTTAAAGTTGAATCCGCTTCAAAAGGTCAAAGGGTCAGGTATGGCACCTGAAGTCTTACAACAGTGGAGAGCTTCAGTATTACATAATTTTAATGTTGGTCGAGTTGCCTTGTCACTTGATCAGTCCAAATTTGACCACAATATATCAAAGAAGGAGATCCTCATTGTGGTTGATGCTCTTTGTGACAAGGCGAGGGTCTCAGAGGATGTAAGACAAAAGCTACTAGCCCGTCTTCATAGCAGCATAATCGAATTTAGAGGACACCGACTGAGCTGGCAAGGTGGTATGCTGAGTGGTTGGAAGTGGACTAATCTTATAGAGTCCATTTTATCTATAGCCATAGTTAGATGGATGTCAAGAAGGCTGGGTCCCATTTACAACGAAGTAGCATCAGGTGATGATGTTGCATTCTTTGTAGATGATGATTTGTGGTTGCCTAAGGCTGTAGAATTGGGCAGGACAATTCACAAAGAGATACATATGGAAAAGTCTTACCCAAGTAGATTTAACATAGAATTCCTACGTCAAATCTACACTAGTGACGGGCGCATTTTGCGTTATCCGTTAAGGGCACTACGGCCACTAATATACAGAGATAAATCCCTTAAACCGGACACTAGAGAGCGTGCGGAGATGTGGAGAAAGTTTGTTCACAGATGTGACCAGCACTGGTACAACCCAGTAGTTCTCATAGATACCATTGCGAGAGACCTGCATGGACTGAACAAAGGTAAGTTCTCAAAATCAACTATTCTGTCCCTGTTGTCAACACCAGTTAAGGCCGGCGGACTTGGTCTCTGGCATACATCACAAGAGCAGGGGCATAAACTACTGAAAGTTATTGAACAAGCAGAACTACCAACAAGGCGTAGACAGATGAGTCCGCTAGTTCAGCGGTTACTAAGCGACAGGCTCTCAAGAGGGTATCGTGAGTATGTTGTTAGTGTCCCAATCTCATACATTGACAATCCTAGAGCTTTACCTGATATTCCACGTATTGTACCAGCACATGACAACTTTGAACCCTTCGAGTTCCAGGCTCGATTGCAGTACAAGCGACTAGATGAACGAGACGCTAAGGTGCTCTCTTCCCCTGGGTGGACTGTCAAACAAGCTATGAGATACCTTGACAGACCTTCTGACTGTGTCTTTGAAGACCAATATTTGCAGTGGAGAATGCAGCGCTTCGCTCTCTCCACAGATTTGTGCATTGAGGACAGATTCCTCTACCGCTTAGCCAATACACAACTGTCCGTTGGCCCATTGCTATTTTAGCGGGGAGGACTTCGCCTGTTTACCG